GTATCCGGCCGAGCGAATTTGCGCCAAGCGCTGAAGCATCGCGTCGAAACCGATCGAGGCGAACTGGTCTATCACGGCAATTACGGATCCTTTGTCCGCCGTCTGATCGGCGCGGTGAACGGGCCCACCTCGGCTCTGCTCGCGGCCGAGTACGCGAAGTCGGCGATCCAGGCGGATCCGCGGATATCGTCCGTAACACAGGCGACCGCCGAGGTAGTCGGAGACAAGATCAGCGTGAGCGTCGAGGCTCAACCGATTTCCGGCCGGACCGTGCACGTAGAAGCGGCGCCATAGCAGGAGACGTAATTGTTTCAGCTGAAAGATTTCCGATCGATCACAGCATCGATGATCAACTGGATGCGGTCCTCGCAGCGCAAAATCACCGACTTCAACGTCGGCAGCGTGGCGCGTACGATGCTAGAGGCGCCGGCGGCCGAGATCGATGAACTGTATCAGCAGATGTTCAATGGACTGAAAGAAGCGATCCCAGTCGCGGTTTACGGATCCTTCGATTTCTCAGCCATGCCGGCGATGCCGGCGGGCGGGATAATCACGGTGACGATCCAGCCATCGGCGACCCCGGTAGTAATTGGTGTGGGGACTGTATTCAGCATGGCCGCTGGTGGGGTCACATATCAGTCGCTACAGAACGTTACGATCCCGCCTAGCCAGGCGACTGCCGACGTCGCCGTTGTCGCTACCTCGCCAGGGCTTGCTGGCAATATTCCGGCATTGACCCAATTCTCTGCAAACCCTCCTCCGACTGGGTTTGTAAGCGCTACAAACGCTGCGCCATTCATCAATGGCGCCGACGCCGAGTCAGAGGAAGCGCGCAAGAGCCGATTCCGGCAGTACATTCAGTCGATCTCGCGCGGGCCGAACGCCTCGCTGATCTACGGATTGCGCACAGCATTCATTGCCGATTCGCAGGGGAATCAGACCGAGCGCGTTGTGCATGCGGCCGTCATCGAGCCTTGGATGAACAATCCCATGCAGCCCGTCGGCCGCGTCGAGTGCTACATCCACAATGGCATCGGGGGAACATCGAACAACCTGGTGAGCCGGGCTGTAGAGATAATCTACGGGTACTACGACCAGAACAACAATCCAGTGCCCGGATGGAAGGCGGCCGGGGTCCAAGTCGAGGTGTTCGCAGCCGGCGAGACACCGGTGAATGTGACCGGAGTCCTCACCCCGGTATCCGGATACGACGGGGCGGAGTTGATCGCCACGGCTGAGGCGCGAATAGGTGCGTACATCCAAGGCCTCAACCTTGGAGAAAGCGTAATCCTTGCGGAGATCACTGCCATCGCGATGGAGATTGAGGGGGTCTACAACTTCACGGTGAGCGCTCCAGTAAATGATGTCTCGGCTGGCAACGACACCAAACTCATGCCAGGTGCGATCACAATAACTCCGGCATCGTAATGCAGATAACCCAAAAGCTGCTGTCGTTCGTCAACCGAGTCTTTGACAAGGGTCCGCAGAAGTTCCTTGCTCTGCGGATCTCTTACGATGGCGCGATGACATGGTCGCTGCGCGACGGGATCTTCATAACGAAGGTGTCCGGCGGGCCCGGGCAATCGATCTCCATCGATGTGAGTCAGTACACGATAGCCCAGCTTTCTCAATACATCGCCACCCTGCCAGGGTATTTCATCCCGTATGTCGATTCGGGTGAGAACTCTCAGCTGTCAGCGAGGTGTTTGATCGACGCGAGCGGCGGCACTGACATTTCGAACGGTGATCATCTGTATGGGTACACCAGCGTACTCTGGTCCTACCTGGATGCAACTGGGTCGGAGTTGGACCTGGCAAAGCGCCAGGTCAGCGAAGCGGTTAGGCAGATGTCGACCAGGACGGCCGCTGGCGAATGGCTGGATGAGCTTGGGAGCTATTACGCGGTCCCTCGGCAACGCGGCGAGTCCGATGCGATCTACGGGCCGAGGATTATCTCCACTGTCCTGCGCCCGCGCAGTAACAACGTTGCAATAGCTGCAGCCCTTGAAGAGGTCGCTCCGGGGATGGGGGCGAGAATTACGGATTCTACCGATCTGCCCGCGATTCAGAATTATCGCGACGGATCAATAAAATTCGACGGCTCATATCGGCACTACACCGGGCCTGTAACCTATGAGTATGGTCTATTCGATGCTGAATTTGATGTCGATCTGACCAGCGGCGAGGCGTTCAACACGCAACTCATAGCAGACTTCATCGACCGATTCAGGGCGGCCGGTACACACCTCCGCCACATCGGCGTGGTTGGTCACCTAATGGAGTTCGCAAACTCAGATGCCTGGCAGGAGATCACTCTAATAGGATCCGACGAAGGCGCGCAAAGCGGAATCCCATCGGCTGGTGTTTCCGCGCCGACGGGCGCCGCGATTGGTGGCGCAGAAATTAGCGTGCCAGGACCAGGAGCTATTGCGGCCGCGCCTGAAGCTGTTGCAGTCGAACTTGCTGCAGGTGAAGCGCTTGCCCAAGTTGGCGTGGCGCTCGTGTCGGCGCCGACCGCTACTCTGTCAATCAGAGGTACTGGACGAGGGTCGATATCCGTCGCTTCGACCTCCCCGCCTTCTGGATCTGCATCAATAGTTGATACTGAGATGCTAAACATCTCGATAGACGCCTTCAATGATGTGTATGTGTCTCAAACACGAATAAGAGACGGTTCGCTGCTCAGGTCTGGGGACGAATTTTTCGACAGCGGTGGGGACGAGTTTGAGGTAACCATTCACTCAGACCCATAACCGAAGGTCGTGACGCAACAATGCTGCCAACGACGGTGGTGGCAGCATGATTCTGATCCGATCTTCTGAGCGATTCAGCAAGCCTATGGAGGGCACTCTGTGTATCAGGGTGTTCCTGCATGATCGGCTTGTCGATGAGGTGACTCTGGTCGAGGAATGGACTGGAAGTAACCTGCTGGTGAACAACATGAAAACCATGTTGGCTCACCTCGTTGCTGGCGAGGTAATTGACCGTCCAATCACTCGAATCGGGTTCGGTACTAATGGTACCGCTGCGATCCCGAGTGACACATCCCTAACGGGTATGTACGCCAGGGCAATAGGTGCCCACACCTACCCATCATCCTCATCAGTGCAATTCGCGTGGCAGCTCGGCAAGAGCGAGGCCAACGCGATGGCGATATCTGAGTTCGGCCTGCTTTCGTCGAATAACGGACTGTACGCCCGCCGAGCCAGGCCAGTGGCCATCAATAAGACGTCCGACATGTCGCTCTCGGGAACCTGGGGGATCAGCTTCTAATGGCAAACAATCCTGAAACGACGCAATGGGAAGCCGGGATCTATCAGTTTGAGACCAGTGATGCGATCACCGGTGGCGTCGGTGGTATCGATAACAGGCCTCACGTGGAGCTTGGCAATCGCACGAGATTCCTGAAATCCAGGCAGGACGCCATCGCCACCCAGGCCGGCGCGGTCCCGGACAACTCCGATCAGCAGCTCATGGTGGCGTACACCGTGATGCATGTCGGGACGATAGATGATGTGCGAGCGCTACCAATTCCGCAGGTCGGGGTGTCCAGAACCGTACTGATTATGGCTCGAGGTGGATCCGCAGACGGAGACGGGAATGGTGCCACCTATCGATGGTCAGCGACGTCAAGCGCCGCAGACGATGGAGTATCAGTCCTAATTCCATCCGCCCAGCCAGGTGCCGGACGTTGGCTATTGTTGCCATCAAATCCGGCCACAATGAATGCTGGATTGTTTGGAGGCCAGCTTCCTGCCTACTACCTCAACGCCAGCAACCTCAATGCCGGCACCGTGCCAACAGCACGGATGGGGTCTGGAACTGCAAGCGCATCAACATACCTGCGCGGCGATCGCGTCTGGTCGACGGTCAATGCAGTGACCTTGAATGGGCAGGCAGCAGCGTTTTATCAGAACGCGAGCAACATCAATGCAGGTGTGCTTGCGCCCGCGCGGATGGGATCCGGCTCACCCAGCTCTGCTACCTATCTGCGAGGCGATGGAATCTGGACTACCGTCAATGCGGCGACGCTTGATGGTCAAGCCTCGGCGTTTTACCGAAACGCCAGCAATCTCAATACTGGGACGGTTCCGACCGCTAGGCTAGGGTCCGGAACGGCAAACGGATCGACGTATCTGCGAGGAGACAACGTATGGTCGCAAGTCAACGCGGCGCTTCTTGAAGGAAGAACTGCAGCTGATTTCCATAATGCCAGCAACCTTAACTCTGGAAGCATTCCAGCAGCGAGAGTACCTCCGGCCGCGGTCACTCAATATGCTGGCAGCGTGAAAGGTCGAAACTATCCAAATCGGCCCGGGACGAACGTGACTGTATTAGCCGGGTCCGGTCCGCCGAGCCTGGCTGGATCGTCGAGCGGCGACGTTTGGGAATACTACTGATATGGCCGCCGAGCGCTGGGTCAACGATAACGGCGTTGCTCGTAAGATCAAAGAGCGGTGGTTAAACGACAACGGCGTTGCCCGCAAGATCAAAGAACGCTGGGTCAATGATAACGGCGTTGCTCGCAAGGTGTTCACTGCGGGTCATTCGTTTTCCATTATCGGCGCATTAACGATAGACGGAGCAGCAACTGGCGCATATCACAGCGGACTGGGCTCTATCTCTTCAGGGACGCTCGATACCGGCGAGACGATCGTTCTTCTATTGAATCAGCATAACCATAACCAGCTTAGCTTTTCGATCGCCGGGTTCTTGGCTAACCCAGGGAAAAGTTTCTTTTCCAACTTAATTATTGACTCGATTTCATACAGCTCCGCCTCTTCTACATACGGGTTTAGCTCTCTCGCACAAGCCGGGACATGGTCATGGACGGCTAATCATCCCCTCATTGGAGCCCACAATGGAGTGGTTGACTTTTAGAAAATGGAAGCCGGTTAATGGATGAACAGAACTACTCTCAAATATGGCTCTCACTTATCACCATCGCAAATGGCGTCATTGTTGCCGTCCTTTGGTATTTCTTGAAGCGAGTTATTGAAATGCCGACTACATACGCCACGAAGCAGGAACTGAAGGACGCCACCGATGGGTGGAGGGACGAGTTTCGCCAGATGCGCGAAGAACGGCGGCAGGACAATCGCGACACAAGAGTGATGCTGGACAAGATTGCAAGCGATGTAAACGTCATACATCAGCGGATCGACACTATATTTTCAGAGCGGATTGCGGCGAGATGAACGACGGTTACGGTATCGACGTGGCGCAATTCAGGAGGCTGGTAGTCCGTCCAGCCCTGAATCATATCGGGCTATGGTCGGCCGCCGCGGAGAACCTCGTTCTTGGCACTGCGATGCACGAAAGCCTGCTGATATGGATCAAGCAAATCTCGGGGCCGGCGTTGGGTGTATTTCAGATGGAGCCAGCGACTCACCGGGATATTCACGAGAGCTTTCTTCGTTACAAACGTGAATTGCAGCGGTCGGTATTGTCCACTGCAGCGCCATTCCCCGGCGATTTCCCAGACTCAAGCGAGCTCGTCTGGAACCTGCGATACGCCGCCGCAATGTGCAGAATCCACTACCTTCGAGTGCCGGCGCCTCTCCCGAGGGAGAACGACGCTTACGCGCTCACGGAATACTGGAAGCGCCATTACAACACCGTTGCCGGCAAGGGAACGATTGAGCAGGCGCTTCCACATTTCAACGCCGCATCGAGGTTGATGTAATGCTGAATATATGGTCTGCCATTAGATCACTTCGGTTGATGAAGGCCATCGGCGAATGGTTCAACAAGGATGTCTACCAGGCATTGATGGTAATCGTCGCAGCCCTCGTCATCGGCCTGCTGGCCATCTCGGTCTCGGGATGCACAGTGACCGAAGCCTATCGTCCGCGCCTGGAGGCGGGCCTGGCGGTTGAACTAGACCGTAGCAAACCGGTGGTCGGCCGGGATCCAGTAGGCGTAGCGCGCGTCGTACAGCCTCTGTACGTGCATCCGTCAGGGTTCCGAGTCATTGGTGAGTACCTGCACTTGAGCTCCATTCCGGACGTCCACGACAGCAATACTGTCGACCAGGCCGGCATCTTGTTTAGCGTGCCGTTGGGCCGGCGTATTGAGCCGATCTCGCCAGTATGCAGGCCAGGCACATGAGCCCCGTCCTTACCCCGCGCCTGATCGCCCTTGCCCAGATCGGGCTCTCCGCGCTTTTCCTGGCGGGATATTTCGTCGTCCTGATCGTGTTCATCACCGGGTACGTAAAAACTCCCGTGGAGTGGAAAGATGCGCTTATTGCGCTGCTCGGTGTCATCACGGCGGGGGTTGGCCTGATCCTCTCATTCTGGTTCTCACGCAGCCGGGATAGCGGTAGCCGTGAGTCGTGACGTGCTGCTGTGTCTGATTGGTGTCGCCGTCGGGCTGGCGTCTGGCTGGGCCTTATGGCGACCAAAGCCGGCGCCGATTGAGCCACACGCGCCCGAGATCCAACTGCGAAGCGGCGCTGTGGTGCTTGAGCGTGAGCCTGATGCACCGGTCCCCGTGCCAATCCGCCTGGCCGCGAAGGAGTTCGATCCCAGGGCCATCCTCGAGCGCGCAGTGACAATCAGGATCACTCCGCCGGCGCGGATCGTCGATGACGAACCCTGCCCGCCGATGGATCTGGATCTCGGTATCGTGAAGCTGCCAGATGACACCCGGCGCGTCATCGTTCGATCCAGGGATGGCGAGGTCGCCGGGCTGGACATCCCCGTCCATGCCACGGCACCAGTCCAGGCTAAACGCTGGGCCGCTGGGGCGCTATACAACCCTCGGCGCGAGGACTATGGCGCGTTCATCGATCGCGATGTAGGGCCTCTCAGGGTCGGCCTGGATGTTATCCGCTCGCGCGAAGACGGAGATCTGTCGGCTCTAATTCGAGTTGGCTTTAGATTTTAACTCACCCCGAAGTATGGAGTTAAATCGTTGACCAAAGAGACGTCTTCCGCATTCATTCCAGGTCTCATACTTTGTACTGCCATCGGTTCCTATGTTTCTTGGAGCTCTTGCTCCGTATCCTTGAGAGATGACAAAACGAGCAAAACATTCGGCCATGAATTGCTTATTCTCATCCCATGCGGCCGAGGTTATTACGTCAATCTGTCGTAACGAAGGACCGTCGGCCTTCTTTGACTTTGCGTGCATTACACCACGACAGTGATTCGCTTTGCCGCCCTGGTGATAGCCGTGTACAGATGCCGGGCGCGATCGTCACGAAACACCCCGCTCTCATCGAACAGCATGATGTTGTCCCACTGACTGCCTTGGCTCTTGTGCACCGTGATTGCCCAACCGAAGTCGAACTCGTCATAGATTCGACGAACCTTTGGATCTAGCTTCCCCTCCTCGCCTTCAAAAAACTCTCGAGGAACGTCGACAAGAATTGGCCTCACGTTGGGCTCGTCCAGGGAGGCGACATTCATTGACACGAGAGTATTGCTCATCCGCGATGATTCCGCGGTCCACATACCGCCGTTCAGGAGGCCCTTGTCGCGATTGTTGCGTAGGCAGATCAGCCGTTCACCTCGATTCGGAGCCACGCCGGCGAAACATTTCAGTTCTCGGATCCTGTTATTACATCCTCTACGGGTCCGATTCATCCCTACCAGGACCTGGTCTGCGGCGAGAACCTCTTCTGGATCCGGTCGGCCGGTGATGATCTTGCTGTCTCCGTAGGTTCCGACAGCCAAGCGTCTCCCCTCGCGCACATCCTTCGACATGCGGATGATGGGATTATCCTCGGCCTGCCGATGGATCTCGGTCAGCATGACGTCCGGTTTGGCATCGGTGAAGTACCCCGTTCCTCGAACCGGTGGCAGTTGGGCGGGGTCTCCCAGCACCAGGATCTTGGTGCCAAAGGAAAGCAGGTCTTGAGCCAGTTCGTGCCCTACCATGCTGCACTCATCGATAATCACCAGCTTGACCGCTCCAACCTCACTGTTCTGGTTCAACTTGAAAATGCACGTTCCGTCGTCTTGCTCCTCGACTTTATAGATCATGCTGTGAATCGTCTTGGCGTCGAAGCACCCCTTATTCCGTAGCACCAGGGCGGCTTTTCCGGTGAAGGCGCCGAACAGCACGCGGCCGCCGGCGTTGGCCGCAACCTCCTTGGCGAGAGTTGTCTTGCCAGTTCCGGCGAACCCGAACAATCGGAATACCTGCTGTCCTCTTGGATCGCCCAACCAATCGGCCACCGCCTTGATCGCGGCGCTCTGTTCTTTCGTCCACATCAGATTGATTCCAGCCCTTGGCCGCGTGCCTCACTCATGCGGTCCTCCCTCAATCGTGTTCGCTTTCTCCCACGCAACGACTCCGTCAAGCGGGTACAGGATTGCGTTCCCCGCGCGGGTATATGGTGGGCCCTTTTTTTGGTGACGCCACTGCTTGAGGGTTCCGACCGCGACCTTGTTCTTCAGTCGATCGGACAGTTCCTCGGGCGTCAGGTAGACGCTGCCGTTCAAAATAGTGGCTCCTCTTTAGGTGTGCGCGATACAGGCGCCTGGCGCTGAGTGGTGGCCGCCTCATTGGGCGCAGGCCGAGCCGGTGCCGGGCGTGACGGCGCAGCAGCCGGACGGCTAGGCCCGGCATGGTTGGCTGGACGGCTTGTTCTCCCGACCGCTTGTGCCGGTTGAGGGACTCTGTTTGCTGGTGCGGCAGGCCGCGACGGCGGCGATGTCGGCGGCTCGCTGACCTCTCGCTGCGCGGGCTGCGGCGACGGAGCGGGGTCGGGATTGGCTCGTTGAGGAGCAGCAGGCGGCTCTGGTTCAGATGCCTGCTGGGGCGGCGGAGTAGCGCGTTCTTGCGCGGCTCTGGCGGCTTGGCCTGCGGCCGCGGCGGCTGCAATCTTCGCCGCAGCGTTGCCAACATTCTCTCCAGCGCCGTGAACCTCGTCCTCCCTCAGTTCATCATAGCCGCGCGCCGATTCACGGATGACGCTCAAGAAATCATCCCCGAGCTCACGCCGAATGTCCGCCGGCGTCTTATCCCAGCACGCGTTGATGTGCGTGAGTCCCTGCTCGCAGTTCGACAGCAGCCGGTTCCTGAAATTCTCGATGCGCGGATCCACCAGCTTGGCGCCATCGACCCAGTCGCGCACCGCCTTACCGTCATCCGCGGTGATGTAACCCTTGGTGCGGCCAAGGACATGACGTAGCGCCCCAGGGCACTTAATGACCTCCTGCCTCATGCCCTCCTCGTGCATCATCACGCTGGCGGTCATCTCGAACAGGAAATTTTTCTCCTGGATGGCCTGCAAGCCGAGTTCTCGATAGACGGTCTTCTCCTTGCCGTCCACGATGGCCCTCTCGGGCTTGTCCTTCTCGCGCGCCCGCACGCATACGACGATATGCATGTCGGTTTGAAGCAATGCCGACATGAAGCGCTTATGATGTGCTTTCGCCCTGTTCCACATCCCCTTGCTCGCATCGGCGATATCGATACAGCCACCGATACCCTCCCATTCGTGAGAGACGCTGTCGATAATCAGGACCTCTACTCCAGCCTTCTGGAATTCATGAATCGCCTGGCTGTAGCGCTCAGGAGAGAACGGTGCATACAGGTCGGCGATCATGAACGGCTGATCTGTCGGCTGCGTAGCGTCCTGCAGGACGTCCGCATTTAACGAGCCACGACGGTTCTCCGTGTCCAGAAACCCGATCTTGCTGGCATCGTAGTTGGCGAGTCCGTAGGCGAAGTGCAGCGCTGTTACAG